TTTCAATGCGTGATTCGTTTTCATAGTTACAATGTAGGATATTATAGGAAATAAAACAAGAAAAAAATATTAAAAAAATAAAATAATTATCTTGACATATCCTATTTTATCCTATACACTTGGACGGCGGTTGGGGATGGCGGAGGAGAGAGAAGAGCTTGTGGGCGGGTCCCACCCAAAAAAAATAAACCTGGTGCGTGCTGCTTGCTGCTTGTAGCCTGGAGATTTACCTGGCGTCCCAGGAATTTAGCAACTAGTGAAAGTGCAGTTGCCACACTGGGTGCGTGTAAGGCGCCTCCCATACCTTTAACAGCCTAGTTCCAATGCTCGCGAAGCTGGGTCGTAGGCTGCTCGCGGTCCAGGACTTACGCCTGCGGCTCGGAGCTGCGGGTCCGCCTGGTTGACCAGTAAACTGATCTCGGACCGCAGATATCTACGGTCCGAGATCAGTCGGCGATTGCTCGCCGACTAATTAAAATTTTAGCAGATCTTAAAACCTCCGCTATATTTGCAGAACTCCGCAAATTCTTTAACATGATCTACGCTAAAAGGGTAAGACGCATCATTAATTCTTTTATGATAAATCCTTTCCCATTCGTCGTGATCTGCTTTTGGAAAGTCCGCAGGAGCAAGATTAGTTTTACCTAATTTTCTTTCAACACTTTTACAAAATTTTTTTAACTCCTTTTCAACTTTGTCGTTGTGTTTCTCCGAGATCTTTCTCTCCTTTTCGTATTCCTCCTCGAACTTTTTTGTATGACCTTTTTCAATCAATACATAAAGTTGATTTGAAATTGCTTTGGCGGTCTCGTCGTCGACCTCGTGGCCTTCATTATAAGACCATCTTTCTGCGTCTTCATCATCAACACAACCTGTAAATTTAATTACATAATGTGCTAATGGTCTCCACCACCAAACATTAGAACGAAAATAATCTCCAACTACTTCGTTCTCGTACTCCGTCAACTTTTTGAAGTGCTCGTCTCTTTCTTCATCCGTTGTCGGTTTGTCCCAATCCATTTTAGGCTTAACTGCCTTGTTTGGATTGTAAGGGTTCATTCCGTATAAATCGAAACCCATAATTAACCTCCTTTGTTAAGATTAAATCCTATAAAAACCTACATTTATAGTCAAGCATTAAATTTATTTTTTTTCAACTCCAGGTAGAGAAGAGCATGTGGGCGGGTCCCACCCAGGTTTTTGATAAGTGCATGTGGGCGGGTCCCACCCAGAAAAAAAAGAAAAAAATCTGGGCGACCAAAAAATTGATCGCCCAAAATATTTTATTCGTGCATTACAGGAACACAAGGCAATTTTTTCATAGTAGTAAAGATTGCTCCTGCTCCGTTGCCCTCGTCATCTTGAGAGGGATAGAACCAATGTCCGTTATCCAATTTGAAAGCAACTGCTCGAGCGTGCCAACAATCCTCTCCGAAACAATTATTCATTTCTGTTTCATCCATAATTTTAACAGATACAATTTTTTTATTTACAAAATGTTCTGCAATTAATTTAATCCACTTATGATCTGTCATTTTGCTCCTTTCTGAAAAATGTTAAATGAAATTGAAACAATGTCAGAGTTTGCCGTTGTATATCTTTCTCTGTCTCTGTCCCAAAAAGTCATATACTTTTTTCCTGTTTTTTTATTTATACCGATTTTACTTTTTTCGTCCCAAGTCCCTTTTCTCGAGATTGTTTGAGAACGAAAATTTTCTTCTCCGTCAATATAGTCTGGAGACCAAGTCACGAAGAATTTTGTACCTTTGTTCAACATAATTTATTTTTCCTTTCTATTGACATATTATCCTATATGACTATATTAGTCAAATGAAAGGAGAAATAAAAATGGAAAATACACACTCTACATTTTTAGTGTTAAGAATAAGCGAAGACAAAGACAACGGAAATACAGAAATTGATGTTGTTGAAAGTTTTGTCACTATGCGAGATGCTAAAAATTACAAAGATGCAAAGGACTCGATTGAGCGTTTATCTCCCAGATTTCAATGGAGATACACTCAATATAAAATTCAACAAGTTTTTTACAAGTCCTTTGTTCAAGAAGCTCAAGCTTCTTAATGTTGTAAAAATAACACATCAGCTGTTGCAGATATGCAGCAGCTGATGGGTAGTGCATGTGGGCGGGACCCACCCCAGGAAAAAAAAGAAAAATCCCAGAAATCTTTTCTTGACTCTAATATTGATTACTATAATATCCTATACATTAACAAAGGAGAAAGCATGGAAAAAATAAACTACAAAGATCTAAAAAAGAATGATCGAATAAAGTCTAATCAAATTGGTGTACCAATTACAGGTAAACTAATTGAAAGCCCAAAGCAAGGTAAGGGATTAAAGAAAGTTATCATGATTTGGACTAATGGTTCAGAGGTTGGAATGTTCGATGAACATGGTTCGATATATGCAAATCAAATTACTGAAGTCGAGCGTGATGGAACGTGGCACGAGGTTAGCCACCAGTAATTAGCTATGTAGTTCTTGCATAGGGTATCCTACAATATCCTATGCATAAACTGCATACCACCTGGAGTTGCGTAGAGAAGAGCATGTGGGCGGGACCCACCCCGAAGGGGTGTGTGATCCCAGAAATCTAATAGAGGTACCAAGTGGATTTGAAAATTTGAACTTTTTATTTAAGTCAATCCCCCTTTTTGTAAAAGGGATCCTAACATATACCCCTATATAGCTTGATTTACATAATTTATCCTATAAAATACTTTTTGGTTCCATATGAAACTAACGATAGACCAGATAAATAAAATACCTGATGTTCAGGTTCGAGAAAGAATAAAAGCGGATATTCTTAAAGGATATGAAAATCAAAAGGCAACAGCTGCTAGAGATGATTTCTTATCTTTTGTAAAAAGGATGTGGCCTGAATTTATTGAAGGTGAACATCATAAAGTTATATCAGAAAAATTTAACCGTGTTGCACGGGGCGAGTGCACTCGTCTTATAATCAATATGCCACCTAGACATACTAAGTCTGAATTTGCTTCTTACTTTTTGCCTGCGTGGATGATTGGCCGTTATCCGAGTTTAAAGATTATTCAAGCAACTCACACGGCAGAACTTGCAGTATCTTTTGGCCGTAAAACTAAAAACTTAATTGACTCAAAAGACTATCAAGATCTTTTTGCAACGAGACTTCAAGAAGACTCTAAGGCAGCAGGACGATGGAACACGGAACAAAAAGGTGAATACTTCGCAGTCGGTGTCCAAGGTGCGGTAACCGGTAGAGGTGCAGATCTACTCATCATCGATGATCCACATTCAGAGCAAGATGTTAACTCACCCAATGCGTTCGAAAAAACTTGGGAATGGTACACGTCAGGTCCTCGTCAACGTTTACAACCAGGAGGAAGAATAATTCTGGTCATGACTAGATGGAGTAAAAAAGATTTAACAGAGATGTTAATCAATGCACAAAAAGAAGACAAAGCAGATAAATGGGAGGTAGTAGAGTTCCCTGCAATCTTACCTTCAGATAAACCCGTGTGGCCCGAGTATTGGAACCTAGAAGATTTAGAAGCTGTTAAAGCATCTGCGGGTATTAGTAAATGGAATGCACAGTATATGCAAAACCCAACCTCGGATGAAGGAGCATTGATTAAAAGAGAGTGGTGGCAAGATTGGAAGAACGAAGAGTTACCTGTATTAGAACATGTCATACAAAGTTATGATACAGCGTTTCTTAAAAAACAAACTGCCGATTATTCTGCAATTACTACTTGGGGTGTGTTTAGAGAAACCGATGATTCTCCACAATCAATTATATTAATTGATGCATTAAAAGGTCGGTATGAATTTCCTGAACTAAAAAAATTAGCTTACGAACAATATATGTATTGGAAACCTGAAACAGTTTTAATTGAAGCTAAAGCTGCAGGACTGCCTTTGATCTTTGAATTAAGGCGTATGGGTATTCCCGTTGCAGACTTTACACCGAACAGAGGAAATGATAAACATGCAAGAGTTAATTCAGTTGCACCTCTATTTGAATCTGGTAGAATATTTGCACCGAAAGATAGAGAGTTTGCACAAGAAGTAATTGAAGAATGCGCTGAGTTCCCTTACGGTGAACATGATGATTTGGTTGATTCCACTACCCAAGCCATTATGCGATTTAGAGATGGTGGATTAATTACTCATCCAGATGATTATAAGGATGAGCCTATAACTAAGAAAAGGTACTCATATTATTGGTAATGACATTCATATTTAGACACCCTAACAAATACAAAAAATTAACAACTACAGTTCCACCTAAATCAGGGCCACAATCACAAGGCTTGAATATTGATTATAATACTGTTAAAGAAGTAACATTGGAGAAAAAACATGGCAATAGACAAAAGCCTGCCAAACAAAAAGGTTGAGATACCTGGGGCAGAAGAACAATTAGAAAAACAAGTAGAAATTAGAGAAGAGTTGCCTGATGCGGGTGACACGGAAATTACACCTACAGAAGATGGTGGTGTAGAAATAAATTTTGAACCAGGAGCATTTAACCAAGAGCAAGGCGAAAGCCACTTTGACAATTTAGCTGAGTTATTACCAGAGGAAACATTAAATCCTCTTGGTTCAGAACTAGTACAGAACTACCAAGAATATAAATCTTCAAGAAAAGATTGGGAAGAAAGTTACGCAAAAGGATTAGACCTATTAGGTTTTAAATACGAAAATAAATCAGAACCGTTTCAAGGAGCAAGTGGTGCCACACACCCCGTGCTTGCAGAAGCTATAACACAATTCCAAGCTTTGGCATTTAAAGAATTGTTACCTGCAGATGGTCCTGTAAGAACAAGAACTGTTGGAGCTTCAACTCCACAAAAGAACGACCAAGCAAACCGAGTTAAAGAATTCATGAACTATCAGCTCATGGATGTGATGAAAGAGTACGAACCAGAGTTTGATCAAATGCTTTTTTATCTCCCTCTTTCCGGATCTGCCTTTAAGAAAGTCTACTACGATGATCTTTTAGGCAGGACGGTTTCTAAGTTCGTCCCTGCTGATGATTTGATAGTTCCATACAATGCAACAAGTTTAGAAGATGCGGAGGCCGTGATCCACCGTCTTAAGATCTCGGAGAATGAACTAAGAAAACAACAAGTAGGTGGTTTCTACCGAGACATAGAGTTACCTTCTCCATACTCTCCAGAAACAGAAGTAGAAAAAAAAGAAAGAATGTTAGAAGGAACTAAAAAAACTTTTAACGAAAATATTTACACTCTTCTAGAATTTCATGTCAATTTAGATTTAGAAGGGTTCGAGGACCGTGGACCTGATGGTGCTGAGACAGGAATTAAACTTCCTTACATTGTAACTGTCGAAGAAGGTTCAAGAGAAGTTTTATCTATTAGAAGAAACTTTGAAGTAGCAGACCCTAAGAAACAAAAGATTCCATACTTTGTACATTTTAAATTTTTACCAGGTTTAGGTTTTTATGGTTTCGGTTTAATTCACATGATTGGTGGATTATCTAGAACAGCAACATCCGCTTTGAGATCATTGTTGGATGCAGGAACATTATCAAATTTACCCGCAGGATTTAAAATGCGTGGTATTAGAATTAGAGATGATGCTCAATCCATACAACCAGGAGAATTTAGAGACGTAGACGCACCAGGTGGAAACATTCGTGATTCATTTATGACACTACCATTTAAGGAGCCGTCGCAAACTCTATTACAACTTATGGGTGTCGTGGTTTCAGCTGGTCAGCGTTTTGCATCTATAGCTGACCTTCAAGTAGGTGAGGGTAATCAACAAGCTGCAGTGGGCACGACAGTTGCATTGCTTGAACGTGGATCGAGAACAATGAGTGCGATCCACAAAAGAATTTATGCTGCACTTAAAAATGAATTTAAGTTGATGGCAAGAGTATTTAAATTATACCTACCACAAGAATATCCATACGATGTCGTGGGTGGTCAAAGGATGATTAAACAACAAGACTTTGATGATAAGATAGACATCATTCCGGTTGCAGATCCAAATATCTTTTCTCAATCTCAAAGAATATCTATTGCCCAAACGGAACTGCAACTGGCAACATCACAACCACAATTACATAATATGTATGCAGCATATAGAAATATGTATGAAGCTTTAGGTGTAAAAAATATTGATAGTGTATTAAAACCACCACAAAGACCTATGCCTATGGATCCTGCGGTTGAACATATACAAGCTTTAGGTGGTCAACCTTTTCAAGCATTCAAAGGACAAGATCATCAAGCACATATTACAGCGCATTTAAGTTTTATGGCAACTAATATGGCAAGAAACAATCCTGCAGTGATGGCAAGTTTACAAAAAAATATTTTTGAACACCTATCATTGATGGCATTAGAGCAAGTTGAAATAGAATTCCAAGATCAAATAATGCAATTACAACAAATGCAACAAAATCCACAAATGATGAAAGATCCAAGAGTGCAACAACAAGTTATGGATTTGAATATGAAGGTAGAATCTAGAAAAGCTGTCTTGATTGCAGAAATGATGGAAGAATTTATGAAGGAAGAGAAAAAATTATTGGGTGATTTTGGAAATGATCCTCTTGCTAAACTAAGAGCTAGAGAATTAGACATTAGATCACAAGAAAATGCTCGAAAAGGTGAAGAAGCAGACAGAAGATTTGATTTAGATAAAATGAAATCAATGATGAACCAACAAAATACTGATGAAAAATTTGATCAGAACGAAGAATTAGCTAAATTAAGAGCTGATACGTCGATTGAAAAGACAATACTAAGTAAAACACTACCAAGTGCTAAAGATATGATGCCAAATATTGACATTATAAGAAAAGAAAACTAATTTAACTACTAATAAGGAGAAAAAATGGAAAAATTAGATAAAATAGTTGAAATGCAGACTCCAAAAGAAAAAGTTGAGGTTGATCCAAGATCAAAAACAACTGCTGATGGTGCTTATAACTACATTGCTAAAGGCGAAGAGGTTGTAGTTAGAGGAACTAAGAGAATGCTAAGAGAAAAATCTAAAACTGCTAAGTGGATATAAAAAATTATGTGGTTATCGGCAATTAAACTAGCCGTCTCTGCTGGAAGTAAGATTTATGCTAACAAGCAGAGA